TTTGTTTTTTGTGTTTTTACAGAATCGATTCGTTTTTGATGATGCTTATTTAAATGATTAATATATCCTTCAGTTGTTGGAGTTTCTCCACTAGTAACAGTAGAATTGATATATGATCTAAGAGTATCTTCGTGTCCTACATGATGATCATGAGTATGATTATTCATGAGTTTTTGAGCCTGATTCAAATGATTTAAAACCCGGCGTTTCATTACAGGATCAATATTATGCTGTTCATCATGAGATACTAGATGACTTACAAGATGAACATCAGGATGCTCTCCAAACTCAGAAAGGTCCGTAACAGGATGAGCTTCCCTGTTCGGACCCGTAAGTTCTGAATGAATAACCGTACTGACTTTAGATTGTTGAAGTTTCTTACCCTCTTTGGTGTTAGTCGGTACAGAATATTCAATTGTATTTGGTGTATGACTTATTCTTCCATTAGAGATAGTCCTTGTAGATGGATCGCTCATATATCCGCCTTGCCATTCTCCTTCACGTTTAGGAAGAACTTTAGGAAGATGCTCTAGAAGAAGTTTTAATGGGTGTGCTAAGTAAGGTTTATGACCATGTTGTTTATCAATGTCTTCTGGACTAAAATTGTATTGAGCACCAGCGCCCTTATACTTTACACCAACTCTGCCATCTTTATCTCGCATGACTTGATAAGACAGCTTATCATCAATTTTACGCGAAATAGGAGTAGAACTTTCGGTTGCACCCTTAAGAGTATCTATAGCATGTTGAGCAGCATCGTGGCCATCAAATGTTCTATCGGCCGGGTGTTCAATATGCTGTATGCCACCTGCGGGTGATCCTTCAATCAAAAAAAACTTGAATGTAAGCATGATTATACCTTATTTAAGAATATAAGGTATTTATATTATAACCAATCTGGCTTTTCTCTTTTTTTCCAAGCATGAAGATGAATTTTTGCTCGTTTATAATATTGGCGATAATTTTCTATTGGATTATCGCTGATAATATATTCTGGTGCCATAGCAGAAGGTGGAATAGTAAAGTCCCAATCTTTTAGATTATACGGTGGTGATTGTAAATGAAATCCTAATCCACTAGATTTGACTTTATGAATTTTTTCATATCGATATTGATATTCATCCATAAGGGCAAACATATGATCTACAAGCCAAGAATAATTTTCAATCGATCGCCGACACCAAACGGCACTAGGATGATTGGTGTGTGTGGCCGAGTACATAATGTTTTCACGGGCATCATTTAATCTCCACCGCTTAACTTTACGTCCAGTCTGTGTTTGATCAACATATTGTTCACCATCAAGAACACGGTGTGCTGTTGACAATAATTGCGCCGACTCAAGAATCATTTTTACACAATGTTTATCAACTAGACACTGTGCGGCAATATTAGGATTAGAATCTACATAAAAAATATTCATAATTTATCTATTTGGATTAATTAATCGTCATAATTAATTACATTAACAAATTGCCACTTTTTTTCGGTTGTCCAATCTTTAAGATACTCATTATCTCTATCAAAAAGTTTTAGATATTCATCATCAGCAATTTCACGAGAAGATGTAATCGTTTCTCCAATATGATATTGTGAAAATTCTTTAAAATTTTCATTATAATCGCCCAATATATTCATTGTAACTTCATCAAGAGCATGTTCTTCTTCTTTTGCTTCTATGACATATCGCTCACGAAACATAGAAATTGTTTCCACCAAATATCGCGGCATAATTTATCTCCTAAAAAAATTTTTAAATATAATAAACAATATTACAAAAGATACTAAAAATACTGTAATGTGTGGTTCAATATTAAGATTCGTTCTTTGTATATCCATTACTCTTAGCCCATAAATGTAAATCTTTTGAGGTATAAATTGCATTATGAAGTTCCATATATCCACAATCCATACCAATACCATATGACTCGGGTCCAAAATTAAATACATCATATAACACCCAACGATATGTTCCATGATCTTTTAATTCACCCTGAACCAATCGCTTAATTACAGAATAAAATGCTTTAAGCTGATCATCATAAGATAAATTTTCCCAGAATTCATTGTTGGCTTTTTCTTCCTCAAGTGTTGCTTTTTTGATATTTTCAGTAAGTTCTTTATATTCTGGGCTACTAAAAAAATCTTTCATACTGGTTTTGTTTTCTTCAGACACGGGATTTCTTTCTTTTAGATTTAACTTTAGCTTGTTCTTCTTCGGCTCTTTGATATTTTTTTTCTAATTCTTCAGCCACTCTTTTTTTAATAGCACCCATTATATCATCTTTATTATATTCTAACACATAAATCCACATATGTTTTTTTTCATCATATATTGGATTTTCTAATATTGGCCAACCTAATGCATCTCTACACCATCTACAATGAATAAATGCTCCAGTTTTTGTATATGCTGAAAATGTAGATTTTACCAAATTCATAGATAATCATATCCTTCTTCATCAAGAGAATAACATACATTTTTAATGTTAAACGTAGCTATTGCCCTTTGGCAACCTACACACGGCTTTGCTAATCCCGATATAAGACGTCGTTTTTTCTCGTTTTCCCACTTAATTCGATATACATACAACGTCGATTTCGATACGATTTCGGCGTCATATTTACGAATTGCATTATAAATTGCATCGGTTTCTGCATGAAGAAAAATGGCATCAGAATTTGTGCCATATTTTTTTTGAAAAGGATGAGACTTGTTTTTGTTGGTTCCAATTGAGATAATGTCATTTTTATAAACTAAACCGGCGGCTAGCCGGGCCCTCGCAAAAGGTTCAACTGATTCCGCAACTTTCGAAAGTGCGTTCATTATATCTGTATCGTTCATTTAGATTCAAAATCCATCCTTTAGTCGGGTCAAAATATGTTACATAATCATCATATCTACAAGATGATAAAAAATCAACCATTTCTTTTTGTTGTTCAAATTTTACTTCATATTGCATTTTGTACTCCTATTCATAATCTCATTATATTATATTTTAATATAAATGTCAACTAGGATACCATGTTCCGGCAAAAAGTTTATTTTGATCGGACACAGGAATAAATTGAATATGATCCATATCTCTAAATGTGTGAGGCTTATTTGGTTCTCCCCAATCACCTCCCCATATTAAACCTTGATTTTTTGCTAACTTACCGAGAAATGAAAAGTCACCAAAAAAGGAAGGTTCGCCATTGACTTTTTTTACAATATCAACAGCCAACCCGTAATGATGTACACCAACAGTTTTTAATTGTGTGGCTTTTGCCTCATATAACTGAAGTTGTCTTTCACTGCTTCTAAAAGTTTCTAAAACCATAAGAGGCGCTTCATTCTTTTCAGATTCAATAAGCAATGCCTCTATTTTTGTTCTAAATGCAGGAAACAACATATTAAGATCATTGACTCTATTTGTAGTATGAAATAAAGGACTTTTTTGAATTACATCTATATAAAAATTACTCATTAATTACTCCATTAATATTTTTTATAATAAAGATGTCTAGGACCGGCTTCTCCAAATAAGCATTTAGATAAAAAAAGAGCATCTTTTAGAGTCGTAGAGTTTAATTCTAACATCTCTATTTTTTTATTATTAGGATTAACATATGCTATCATATATTTTTTTACGTATTTCTCAGATTGTTCTTCCATTGCGTTTTAATCCATGATAGTCATAATAACTATTAATGATATTTATTGCTTTATCAATCCACCTATCACGCTTTTGCTGAAAAAATTGAGGACTATCATTGTCTACAGCTATTAAAACGCCAAGATTAGTTATAGGATTGCCTGTACATTCTTCATACATAACTGCATAACACGCGGTTTGCATAAAATACCCATCAATCCATTCTATTTTTTTTGGACGATTGGACGTTTTCCAATCTAAAATAAATCGCTTATTTCTAAACTTAGCTACACAATCTACCGTTCCCGCTACTCCAAGATGTTTTGAAAATAAAGGAACTTCTATTCCATAAACTTCTTCAATATCATCTAAATATTCTTTAACAGAAGTAAAAAGATCAATTGTTCCTATATCTAATGATTTAAAATCAATTTGCTTATTATTAAGATAATCTTCAATTATAGAATGAAGCTTTGTTCCTCGATTTGCCGCTTTAGTTGAAATTCTATTGGCTTCTTCTTCACCAACTCTTTTACGCCATTCTATTAAACCTTCTTTTTTTTCCCAACCAAGAACGGTAGTAACACTGGGCGCTTTAGTTCCATCAGGAAGAACATAAAAGCGCCCAGCATCAGTATCTTCTCTATTGAGCAAAAGCGGGGTGTAAAGGTTGTGCGCGAATTGTTTTTGATTCATATTGTTCTTTTCTAATAATATATTCTTTTATCATTTTACTTCGGACTATGTCCTCAATATCAAATTCAACTATTCCAAAACTATTCATTCCCGAAAGAATTTTTACAAATTTATAAAATCCACTTTCTTCTCTTCGAAGGTCATTTTGATTGCAATCGCCGGAAAAAATAATTTTACAGTTTTCTCCAACTCGTGTAATCACTGAATGAAGCTCTTCAAAATTCATATTTTGAAATTCATCTACTATAACTATACAATCTTTTAATGTAATTCCTCTAACAAAAGAAGAAGTCATAAACTCTATGACGCCTTTTCTTTTGAGTAATTCATATGCATCTCCACGCCCTAAAAGCTCGGTGCATATTGAATAATACGGTGATTCATATACTAAGGCTTTTTCTCTAGCACTCCCGGGTAAAAATCCCATATCTCTGGTTGGGACTACCGATCTAACAATGACTACTTTATTGTATTCTGATTGTTTTGATAATAATTCTTCAAGTGCAAGATAAAGCGCACAAAACGTTTTACCCGTACCTGCTGTTCCATATAATAACAAATTTTTATCATCATCATATAAATCAAAGGTTCGTCTTTGATTTTCTGTTATTGGTGTTATTCTGGCTAATTTCAAATTGTTTTGTTCTTCAAGTGGTTTTACTCTTAATAATTTATTTTGTTTTCTTGAAGTTCTGTTAGCCATGGGACTCCTTTTAAGGTTACTATTGAGTCACTTGCACATAAAAAATTTTTATACCATCGATCCCCCGAGTTTCTTACGAACTCTGTTAAGAGCATTTCTGGTTTTACTTTCTTTGATGCCTTTTGAACCATATCTTTCGGCAAGTGGTGTTGTTGGATTGGCTTCAGCAATCCTAGAAAAAACTTCTTTCATTCCATTATCGGGACGTATACGATCTCCGACACCACCAATAAGATTTATAGATACAGGAACTTTTTTAATATGTGGATTTTTTTCTAAAAAAACATCTGCCTCAGAGATGCCCATTAAATCATCCCATTGTTCTCCAGTATTATTATCATGGAACGTATAAATTGGCATCATGTCTCCTTTAAAGTATTTATTTCATCTAATACTTCTATCACAAAATAATCAGATTCATTCCAATAGGCTCTAAATTTTCCAGGATAAGAAATTCTCTCTGCGGCATGAGTATAAACATAATGTAATGACTTAGCTTGTTCATTATCAAATTTTAAAATCATTAATCTGCCTGTCTTGTAATAAATGTTTTTCTAATTTTATTTGGTTTAAAATATTGATTTACTGTATCTATCACGTCTTGTATATTATATTCTTGACACGAAAAAACATCGAGATACAATTCACAACTATTATCACAAAAATGTGCCGTTATATTACTAGTTTCAATGAGTTGAATCACAGTCCAACCGGCAAGATGTTCTTCATTATGCCCAAAATGAACAATTTGTGGTTCTCCATATGGAATCATATTGATTTTTTTTACTAAATATTCAATCCACGATCTTAAAATTTCCGGAGATGTAATTGATCTCTTATCACATCCTGAGCAATCGAGAAGGGTATGATATCCCCAATATGACATAATATATTACTCCTTATTCATAATCATCATCGGATAACCGAATTAAATCATCGATACTTTTTGTTTTAATAGCAGAAGTAATTCGCTTATTCTTTTTTCGTTCTCGATATTCTTCATAAGCATAAGAATCATATTCATCTTCATTATAATCATCATAATATTTATTTACTTTTCTACTTTTGCTCATTTTTAGTTTAGTCCATCCTTATGCTGGAATTTTTGCTTTTGGTTTTGTTGCTGGCTTTTTTGGAGTTAAAGTTTCTTGTTTAATTTCCAATTTTTGTGGAAGTAATTGTGGAAATGTATCTCTTACTAAATCTTCATCAATATTTGAATAAGGCAACTTTTTATCTTTTACAGCTAAAATTAATTTGGCATCTGCTGGATCAAGAGACTCAAGCATATTTATAAAAAGTGCTTCTCTTTTTGCACGAGAAACATTTGGATTTCCGTCTCCAATAAACAAATACATTTTCCTAAGACTTTGATAAAGCATTGCCTGTTGATCTCCATATTGGCACGGCTTATATGGAGGATCGCCTGCAGGAAGATTAAATACAAGGTTTGGATCATACGCTAATCTTAGAATAGCCATTACTCCTTGATTTTGAATATATCCCGCCAACATGTTTTGTCTTGTATTACGATCTTCTTGCAAATCAATTTTATCAAAAATTTCTGATATACCTAATTGCATTATTTTTCTCCAAATATAGTTTTAAAATATAATGTAGCATCTTTAGCGTATTGTATCCATAGCTTTTGATCTTTAATTGGCAATTTATAATAATTTGATTTTTGATATCTCATGGTATATAAATTAAATGCAATTTTGTTATAATCAAAAGTCATTTAGGTGTTCCATTAAATTTTTGAGTTTATTAGCTACAAAATAATTAAAAAGTTTACTACGATCTTTATTTTGAGAAGAATATTGTTCTAAAATTTGATTTGCAATATCATCAGGAACAAAATCTAAATCAATAAGTTGTTGATTGCGCTTATAATTTCTAAGCATATATTCATCACAAAAATTTTTCGGTTCTTGTAAAATCCAGCCAGCCAACTTTTTTGAAGTAACCGGCGTTTGTCTAATTCCCATTACAAATGCATTATCTGGAGATAAAAAATTTGGTATACCATCTCCAGCATCACCTCTAATAATGTGTTCCTTTAAAAAGAGGTCTGGATTGTCACAGACAATAAATCTTTTTAGAATAGGACTATATTGCTTAACATTTGGATATTTTTGCAATTGAGCAAAATCTTTATCACCAGAAAGAATTAAAATCTTTTCTTGATAAGAAAATTCTTTAGTTAAAGTTGCAACGATATCATCGGCTTCAGCATGATCTACCTGAATTACCTTATAAGGCATAAAATCTTTTATTTCTTGGCGAATTTTATTTAAGATTTCAAATAGTGAATTCCAATCTAGTTCAGAAGCATCACGATCTTTTTTGCGATTGGCCTTATAATAAGGATATATTTCTTTACGCCAATAATGCTTATCATCACAAGCAATAATCATTTCTCCATAATCATTAGAAAATTTTAATCTATGATTACGAAGAGAATTCAGAATCATATGTCTGACAATATTTTCTTCTATTTTAATGTTTTTATGATTACCAATCTGCGCCATTAGCGTAGAAATCATAATCTGAGAAAAGTCAACGATTATCACAATGTTACCTCAATTAATTTATATTCTAATTATATAATATCAAAAATAAATGTCAATCGTCATTTTTAAAATCTATAAGTTCTTC